GGCATCGACGTTCAACGTGGTCACCTATATTGCGTAGTCCGCCGCTGGAGTCGCACCGGGCACAGCCGCCTGAAGGCCTTCGCCAAGATTGAGACCTGGCAGGACGTCGAGGCCTTCGTCAAACTCCACGCCGTGCACCCGGCCCTCGTTATGGTTGACGCCGGAGACCAAGCCCAAGACGTATATCGCCAGACCGCCATGCGTGGCTGGAAGTGCGCAAAGGGTTCGGGCAACGAAGACTTCAGCGTGACGACCAAGGACGGCAAGACGACCCGCCGATTTTATTCCGATAAGCAGACTATCATGGTGCCCGGTCTCCAGACCCGCGCCGTGCTCCTGGTCTGGTCGAACCTCGGGGGCAAGGATCTGATGCACGGGCTCCGCTCACGCCGCGCCTTTTCGTACGCCCTAGACGCAGGGCAAGACTACGTCGACCAGATGTCAGCCGAGGTCCGCGTAAAGGACAGGCGCACGGGTAAGCCCCAGTGGCTGTTGCCGCAGGGCAAGAAGGACAACCACGCTTTCGACTGCGAGCTGCTCGGTCTGCTGGCCGCCGTCCGCTGGGGCATCGTGGGCAAGGAAACAACTGAAACCGACTTGCCTTCCGCATGAACTCGGGGACACTGAATTCAAGCGGCGGCGCCGATGGTTGCGGGAAGGAAGAGTCTCGTGGCGTGGACATGGGCGCTGCCGCCCCCTATCGTTGCCAATTTACGCAGGTCAAATGGCTCAAGGATATTTTATCGGCCTCACCGAGTGCGAGTTACTCGACCTCAAAGCCAAGGCCCTTGCGCTGATCATGGACGGCAAAACGCTCATGTCCTACGCAGACTCCGGGTCTTCCGCGACCAAGGCTTTCCCAGGCATGACGCCGAAGGAGGTCTTGAACGAATCCATGTTCGCCCTAAGCCGTCTCGATCCGGGCAAGTATGGTCGCCGAGTGACCATGGTTAACACCCGTTGGGATAACCGCATCGACTAATTTATGCCCCCCCGCAAGAAAGTCCCGACCGTCAGCCTGCGCCCGAAGAAGGGCAAGCCGTCCACCCGCAAGGGTACGCCGGCGCCGCAGGCCGCAACTGTATCTCAGGGCCGTTTCAATAACCAGTACAGCGGGAACGAGTGGGGTTCGACCGTCCAGACATACGCTCGCCGCGTCATCTACGCTCCGCAGCCGGATGACATGCGCCGCGACATGTCCCCATGGGACCGCAACGAGATGGTCAAGAAGTGCCGCTGGGCTGAACGCGAGTCCTCGCTGTTCCGCTCGATTTTGAACGACCTGGTCATCTACGTCTCGGGCGACGGTATCAAGCCGCAGTCCCACGCAAGCGACCCCGAGGTTGCCCGCCAGTACGAAGAATACTTCGCCCGCGAATCTAAGCGCATCGACGTCTCCGGCAAGTCCTTTGCCCAGTGCCAGTCAATCCTTGTCCGGGCAATGGTCCGTGACGGTGACGCCTTTGCTATCAAGGTCGTTAACGGTGACCGGGCACAGGTGCAGATCGTCGAGGCCCACCGTTGTGGCGACCCGACCGACACTGATACCCCTTCGGATTGCTGGGACGGCATTGGCTTCGGTAAGTTTAACGAACCGATTTACTATTCTATATATCAGGCTGACGGTTCCTCCCGCAAGGTTGAGGCCCAGTCTGTCATGCACATCGTCGACATGGAAACGGCCTCGGGCTCCCGCGGCGTTCCAGTGCTTCAGTCTGCGCTCTGCGGGGTCCAGGATGTGAAAGAAATCCTCGACCTCGAGCGTCGCGCAGTGAAAGACAACGGTGACGTTAATCGAGTGATTTTTCGCGGCTCAGGATTCCTCGATGAGGATGCGGCCTCTGAGATTTCAAATAGCCGTGGCTCTGCCGAGAACGTCGCAAGCCAGATGGGCGGCAAGGCTATCGTGCTAGAGAGCTCTGATCGCTTTGAAAGTTTTGAGTCAAAAAGACCGAATTCGACCTTCGTCGGATTCCTCGCGGCGCTGGAGAAAGACATCTGCTCCGTCCTTCCGTACGAATTCGTAAAAGACGTAACTTCGGCCGGCGGAGCTGGGGTTCGATTGGTCACCGCTAAGGCCGCCCGGGTCTTCGGAAAATATCAGCAGGTCATTCTGACGACCTTCTGTCAGCCGACTTGGGAATACATTATCGCCGACGGCATTGCCCGGGGAGAAATCCCAGACGACCCAGCCTGGTACAACGCTTCGTGGACCACTCCAAAGTCCGTCACCGTCGACGCTGGCCGCGAAGCCGCCAACGATCGCGCCGACATCGAGATGGGTCTCATGTCCATGTCTGAGCTCTACGGCCAGCGCGGCCTCGACTTCCGCTCCGAGATGGAGAAGCGAGCCGCCGACATGGCGCATATCCAGAACCTTGCCAAGCAGTACGGCATCCCCTTCGAGCTGCTGTTCCGCCCAACTAACACTCCCCTCGGCACGGTCGCCCAAGTCGACCAGGCTGAACCACTCCCCGGCGTCTCTACTAACGAAAAATAATATGTCCCGCTTTTTATCCCACGGCCTCAAGGGCCGCGAGCCTCTCCTGATTGACCCGGCCAAGGCCCAAGACTTCTCTGTCATGGCCGAGAAGTTCGGCTTCACTGACATGCTCGCGCAGTTCTTCGGCGTGGCCCCGGTGCCCTACGTCCAGAACGGCGTCGGCGTCATCCCGATTGCCGGCGTCATCGGCAAGAACCTGAGCCCCATCGAGAAGATGATGGGCGCCGTCGACGTGAACGACCTCTCCATGGCCGTCGACCTCTTCGCAGCTGACCCTGCGGTCGAGAAGATTGCCTTCAACATCTCCTCCCCTGGTGGCACGGTCACCGGCGTCGAGGAACTAGCGAACAAGATTCGCGACCTTGGCAAGCCGACCATGGCCTACACTGACTCCGAGATGGCTTCGGCTGCTTACTGGCTTGGCTCTCAGGCTGATCGCGTCGTGTCCTCAAGCTCTGCCACCGTCGGCAGCGTGGGCGTCTACATGGCCGTGCCCGACATGTCCAAACTCTACGAAGACTCGGGCGTCCGCATGGTCGTCATCAAGTCGTCTGGCTCCCCCCTGAAGGGCGCCGGTATCGAGGGCACGTCCCTCTCTGACGAGCAGATCGCCGACCTCCAGGCTGGCGTCGACTCGATTCACGAAGACTTCAAGGCCGCCATCCGCTCCAAGCGTACGCTCGTCGCAGACTCCGCCCTCCGTGGTCAGGTCTTCTCCGGCAAGCAGGCCGCCGCCCAGGGCTTGGTCACTGGCCTCGCCGACTCGTTCAACAAAGCCCTAGCCTCTTTCTAACATGCCCCGCATCTTCACCGACATCGACGACACCATCCTGAAAGACGGCCAGCCCGTCGAGCGCGTCATCGACTACATCGACGCCCATGGCGAAGAGGTCGTCGTGCTGACCAACCGCGCCGAGAGCGAACGCGAGAAGACCGTGGCCGACCTCGACGCCATCGGCTTCGAGTACGACGCCCTGATCATGAATGACTCCGGCGCTGAAGCCCCTGCCTTCAAGGCTGGCGTGGTCAAGGCCGAGCTCGATGCCGGCCGCCCGGTTGACCTATTTATCGACAACCGCGCCGACACCCGTGACGCCGTCTCCGCCCTGGGCGTGGAGGTCATGGACCCCGCTGCCATCCCTGAGATGGTCGAGGAAGATGACGTCGAAGAGGTTCCCGCGCAGGAATCTCCCGAGGGCACGGTTGCCAATTCTCGCAGGTCTAAGATGACCATCGAAGAGCAACTCGTCACGGCCGCCGCCTCTCTGGCCGGCCTTACTGCCGAACGCGACGACCTCCGCAGCACCGTGGAGAAGATGACCGTCGGCGCTTCTGCCGAACTTGACGCCCTTCGCGTCGAGGCCTCCGTGAAGGACGCCTCCATCGCTTCCCTCACGGAAGCCCTCAAGGTCTGCGAAGCCGAACTTTCTACCTTCAAGGCTAAGGCCACTGAGCTCGAAGCCACCAAGGTGACCGCCTCCAAGGAAGCCGCCAAGATCGTGGCGTCCTTCGGTACCGAACCTGTCGAACTTCCGAAGGGCGACAGCCCCTCGAAGATGAGCAACGCCGACATCAAGTCCGCCTACCTCGCTCTCCCTGCCGGTCAGGCCCGCATCGCGTTCTTCAACGCGCACAAGGCCGCTCTCATTTCTTTCTAACCCTCCCCTAAACACACATACCTATGGCTACTGTTCTACCTACGGCGCCCGCTATCCTGTCTGACTATATTGTTCAGACGGTTGCCGGAAAGCTCCCGATCCTCAACAACATCTCCGTCAACCTCTCGGCCTCCGTTGGCCGCGCTGGCAAGACCGTCTTCGTCCCGATCATGGGTTCGGGCACGGCCTCGGAATTCAACAAGGCCTCCAACACCCTCGCGGATGTTGACGGCGCCACGATGACCAACTCCTCGGTCACCCTCAAGCACTTCAAGTACGTCGACGAGTTCAGCCCCCTGGACATCCAGGAGTTCGGCATGCAGTACCTCATCAACGCTTACGCGAAGACCGCCGCTCAGGCCATCGTCGACAAGTGCTGGGAAGAAATCGGCGCCGTCTTCACGACCGCCAACTTCGCCACGGAAGAAATCGTTACCGTCAATGACTTCGGCTATGATGACGTTGTGAACGCTCAGTTCCTCCTCGACTCCGCAAAGGCTGGTCAGCCTCGCTCCTTCCTCGTCGGCAACGGCTACCTGAAGGCCCTCCGCAACTCCGCCTCCCTCGTCAGCTCCCTCAACCCGAGCGCCAACACCGTTGTCACCACCGGCAACGTCGGTCAGGTCGCCGGCATGGATATCTACCAGTGGAACCAGATCCCGAACGTCGAGAATCTCGCGGGCGTGGCTATGGGACCCGATTCGCTGCTGGTCGCCACTGGGGTGCCGATGGCTGAAATCGCCGGCTTCACCTCCAGCGTCGCCACCGCCGAGTCCGGCCTGTCCATCCAGGTCCTCGTCGGTCAGGCTGAAACGGGCAACATCCGTTGCATCGCTCAGATCCTCATCGGCGCGAACAAGGGCCGCGGTACCTCGGCAGTTCGCTACGTCACCGCTGCCTAAGCGGTCTGACGTTCAAATCAAGGGGCTCCGCAAGGGGCCCTTTTTTTGTGCCTGTTTGCCAATGGTCGCAGGTTTAGAATGAGCCTCTTTGCTGAATTCCTCCCTGACGCGAAGGAGATGGTGGCCGACTTCCCTGTGGCCGGCTCGGCTAACTCTGGGGCCATCACCTTCTCTTGCCTCATCTCCGACCCGGCAATGCAGACCGTCCTCGAATCTGGGGGCTACATGGAGCGGACCCAGTACTCTGTCAGGCTCCCCGCCGCAACGGCCTCCTGGAGCCTCCCAGACGGCTCTACGGGGGCATCCACGGCCATCATCAGCGGAGGCCTCCCCATCGCCAGCCTAGGCCAGGGGAAGAAGATTGTCGTCGGCGGGAAGACCGTGCGCATTATTACTCAGACCTACAAGCCCGCGTCAGCCTGGTTGACCCTGATCGTCATCGACGACAACCAGTAATGCCGGCCAAGGTCTCCATCGAGCCGAAGTCCCTGCAACAGTTCGTCGAGGCCTGCCGGCAGTTCGCCGCGGGCATGAAGATTACCATGCGGGACGCCGTGCTCGAGCAGGCCATGCTGGCTTGTCAGGACGCGGCCAAGTTTACGCCCCCCCTCCCCCTAGGCGGCGGCGACGGCCTGAGCCCCGCAGCTAAGAAGGCTGGCCTCAACGCCGTGGCCGGGGACATATCCAAAATATTCGTGGCCGCAAACGACTCGACCAACAGGTCTGCGGTCGGTTTGATTATCAACCAGATTGCCTTTGCAGTTAAGTCGAACGACATCGGCGCCTTCACGCGCCTGACTAACGGGGGCAAAGCCCTGAGCCAGATCAGCAGCCGGAACATCCTCTCGAAGATTGTGCAAGACTCCGACAAGGCCCGGGCGTTTGCCAAGGCCAAGAACTTCCTCAACCGGGCGACCCCCATCAAGAACGAGTACGGAACGCAGGGCTATGTGACGAACCTGCGCTCAATCCATGACCAGGTCAAAGGTCGCTTCGGCGGCCGCATCAAGCGAGGCCAGAAGGCCGTCTCGGCCAAGCTCCTGGTCGAAGATAAGAACGAGCTGCAAGACTACATCCTCAAGCGCCAGAAGATGGTCGGCATGGTCAAGTCTGGCTGGGCCAAGGCCATGAGCAGCCTGCCTAGGCCCAAGGATAACAACGGCCAGCAGGGCGAGCCCGGGGCAGAGCTGCGCAAGGCGACTTGGGTGACCTTGCATTCTGGCGTTGCTGGGTACAATAAGAACACCTTCACCGACAAGATCGCGGAGGTCTCTGTGACCAACCCTATCGGCAACATTAACGGCATCTCCGACGAAGCGGGCGTCCTTCCCCTGGTCTACGGCAACCGCGTGAAGCAGATGCCTGCCATGGTCCGCTATCGCATGCGCAAGCCGGTCAACAAATTTAACAACAAATAACCCATGGGCACACGTTCTATTCGCCACGTCGTCGAGGCCACTCTCGCGACTTATCTCTCGACCCAGACCGGGCTGACCACCGTGCAGTTCCTGACTGGGGACAGTAACGTCACCCAGACCCTGCCTAAGGCCGTGGTCCTCTGCGACTCCGCAAGCCCTCCCGCTGACCTGCCTGAAGGCCTCGGCAACTTCAGCTGCTCGGTCCGCATCACGCTCTTCTCGAACGCTGATGACACGACGCTCGCCGATCACCGGGCCCGATGTGCCGCCCTCTCCGGCAACATGAATGACGTGGCCTCCATTCAGGCGGCCTTCGCCGCTACGGGTGACGCGACCTGCTATGACGTCACCCCAAGGTCCGAAGACGAGGGCATCGACGAGCGCTCCTGGGCGACGTCCTTTGCCTATGACGTCCTCACCGTCCTGCCCCCTGCCTAAGGGTTGCCAATTCTCGCAGGTTTAAGATGTGCGCCGCTGTAAATACCGGAACTGTTTGCCTCTACGGAATTGGAGCCGGCCAACAGGCCTCGCTTTTTGTGCAGAGCTACACCGTCTCGTCTGGCTTCAACAACACCGGCATGGTGGTCGATGAGACTGGCCGCACCATTACGGCTCGCTATGACGACCGCCGCTCCGAGATTACGGTCGAGGGCGTGGCAAACGCTTCTTCGATTCCTGCTCTCGGCGCTACTCTTTCCTTTACGGTCAAGACCGCTTCGGCTTATCCGGGCGGCTCTGCTTCGGTCAGCTTCTCGGGAGTCATCACACAAGTGGACGACCGCGGCAGCTCGAAAGGGTTCGTGACAGTCTCTCTGACTGCCGAGTCCTTTGAAGAGATTACCTATTGATTGACTCCCCTGTTGTGGGGGTAATCTAAAGGGGTGGACCGCCGCTTCCTAGATAGTCAAATCGACCCGGCGCCCCTCAAGTTCCTAGGGCGTACGCTCTACCCTTTCTGCCTCAAGTACCGGGTACGGCTGATGGCCTTCGACTCCCCGCTGGTGACCGGCTCCCGCGGCGTGACGCCTGCCGACCTTATCTTCGCCTGCCAAGTGTGCGCCGAGGAACCCTTGGGCGGGCTCAGCTGGGTGGACAAGCTGCGGATCGGGCGGATGAACGATAACCCCGCTAAGTTTGAACTGATGCTCAAGGCCTTCGCCGACTACATCCTGGTCAGCCACTGGCCGAAGTTCTGGGACCAGACCGATAAGAAGACCGGCGGGAGCAGTAAAGCACCGTGGCCGCTGATGGTCGTCGCTAACCTTGTGGCAAATAACATCGAGGAAAAGCGCGCATGGGAGATGCCGGAGTGTCAGGCCATCTGGCTCAATGCGGCCTTCGCCATGCGCAAGGGGGTCGACGTCGCGATCATGTCGCCGGAGGAAGAGGCCTATATCGAGTCCGAACTAAAGCGGCAGGCCGAGTCCGCGGCCGTTGCCAATCCAGCAGGTTAAAGGAAACCGACTATGGCCCAAGACCTTACCGTAAACATCAAGACGACCTCCGACGTTCCCCAGGCTATGGGCAAGGCTTCATCGGCCGCGTCTGGTTTCGACAAGCAGCTGGGCGACATCGGCAAGAAGTTCGGCAGCTCATTCAAGGACATCTTCCTCGGCTTCACCGCCCCGATGGTCATCCTTCAGTCTCTTATCGGCGCCATCTCCAGCGCCATTGAAAAGGCCAAGCAAGACGCAAAGGATGGGCTCGACCTTATTGCTAAAGGCGAATCTGTTTTCGCTTCAACTGACGAGGCCAAGATGGCTCGATTCTTAAAGTTAAAAGCCGCCACTGAAGAGGAAGAAAAGAAAGTAAAAGAAGGTCGTCAGCTGATGACCGAAAAGTTCTTTACTGATACAGTTAGGGGCAGGGAAGTGATGCAGAAAATCGAAGAGGAAACCGCCGCCAATACTAGGGGAGAAGGCGTAGCACCTAGCCCTGCGCAACTTGCCATGCAGAAAGAATATCAGGACATGGCACTTCAAGAGTTCCTTAATTCCGAAGAGGGCAAGAAGTACGCTCACATTTTTGCGGCCGATGAGAACAAGCAAAAGGCCGGCTCATTCAAGGGCCCCGAAGGTTTCGGCACGGTCGTCGGCGTAGGCGCCAACCCGGTCATGGAGAAGATGACCCGCCAGAACGAGATCATGGAAGAAATCAAAATCATCCTCCAGGAGCAATTCATCCTCAACCGCAACGGCACCGTCCCTGCACCCTTTACCGAACGCGTCCCCC